TGAAGACCTTATTGCAATCTAACATTGTAATAGAATAGCAAGCCCATTAAATTGGGCTTGTTATTATATATAGTGGTGGGAAGAATTCATTCAGGGTTGGGCTTTTAATAAAACTTATATATATATAGGTATAAAAAGTTTTCTACTAGGGAGAAATAAACTTTTTGTAAGAATATTACATAGCAATCATATGTTTTTATATAAAATGTGTGTGTAAATATGTAGCAGTGGAGACATCGACGACATAATAGAGCTTACTAACTAAGCAGAAATAACGTTTAACATAAATAATATATATAGCATTATGAGACTAGCTTATAGAACTAAAGAATATAAAATACTAGAAATACAAAACATAATAAGAAGACTTGATGAACTATTGTCTATAGGTGGTGGTATACTAACATTAAATGAATACAATCATAGAGTTATTCCTTTACAATATGAATTAGATGTTCTTCTTAGTACAGAATAATAATGGGCTCTTCTACGGGCTCTTTTAAATAACATACATATCCTGAGTATATATAAACTCCTAAGAATGTATGAATAATCAACTACCAGTAGTATGGTGCAATATTAGAAGAGCATTAGAAGTATGCTATAGTTGATTTATATAATAACAAACTCCTTAATAACAAATAACATGAGACACATTAGAATAAACAAGTTGATTAGATGCAGTAATGATCTATCAATAGAAGTAATTGGTGATCTATTAGGATGTGAAGTTAATCCTAATGATAAATTAGTGCTTAGTAAAGATCATGATGATATGACTACAGAAGAACTAATAGAGGTGAAGAATTATATTCATAGAATATTGAATGATAGACTCTCTACGGTTAAAGCAGAATATATGTCATTAGATGATAGGATTAATAATCCTGATTTATATACATTAGTTACTGATGAAAATATAATGGGCTCTTTTTAGAGCCTTTAATCTATATAATATGAATATATATACAGCACATTGGAAGCATTATTCAGATGATTATTATGCTCCACACAATAGAAGAATGTTTCTTTATAAAGAAGATGCAGATAAGTTCTTAGATGATCTCATCAACTATGATGGAATAGATCAGTATTATATACTGGAAGAAACAGTGTTTGATCAATATAGTCCAATGTCTGATTATGATGATGATTATGATGATGGATATTGTAATGATTATTATGATGATGCTGATGAATTCTATTCTGATCCATTAGAGGATTATTATAGTGATCTTGCTATGTACAAACATGAAGAGATTAGTGATATGTATAATAAACATTATCATTATTCTTGGTGGATTGGTAAAGATGTAATGAACATAGATAACTTATGGTTCACATCTGATGAGATAGAAGCATTTAGAGAAATATGGCAGAGAAGAGTCTCTGCCTAATAACACAACATATAATTTACAAATACATTGTTATTTGTTAGTTATATTTAACATTACACAGACATGAACACAATTACAATTGACATTAGTTATATATTGATGCATTATTTGATTCCTTACATTGCTTTGTTAGCTGCTTGGTATTATATAATGACATCTGATTATGAAAGAACATATTATAAATCAATATATATGTGTTGGGCTTCTATATTAGCATTCTTTAGTACATTGGTATATTGTGCTATTGATTCTCTTATATCACAAATACACATTAACATTACATTATAATCATTTACAGTCCTAGAACAGTAGGATGTAGTACATATACACCTTCAAACTCAGAAGATTTGGTCGTTTTCCTTTAATGAATAACTACAAATGATTTAACTCCTAATAACAAACAACATGAATCTAATCAAATGCATATTATATGATATGGAGGGCGATGTTCCTCAAATAAATAAACTAGAAATACTATTACCTGCAATTCCTCCTAAAGGAGATGAGAACTTTGATGTTATGCATGAAGATGTAATGTATAACTGTTCAATAATCAGTGTTGACTGGATTATAAAAGAACAAAGATTAAGTCATTGCGCTATTTATATAAAATAATAAACTCCCTTAATAACAAACAAATTATGAAATCAACAAAAATTATGCTTGCTATAATAGCATGCTTACTTACAACATGGACTTCTATGAGTCTTATTGGTTGGATGCTCTCAGAGTTATCCTTACGTGAATGTTACACACATGGTGGAACATTAATGCTTATGATGATATTTGGTTGGATACCAGCTGTTATAATAGCATGTGATCTTGATGCTCATCTTAAACATGATTAATATGAGACAGTTTAAACCTTATGCAATAGCATTGATATTGTTCACAGTTATATTACTGTGTTCTAGTTGTAGTAGTAACCATTGTTTCCACAAATCAAGTAAGTGGACACATAATAGTAGAAGATAACATGAAAAACATTAAACAACAATTAGCTTACATGTGGAAACATAGAGAAGCTGTATTAGGGCTAATAATACTATTAGCTCTATTATTTTCAGGATTAGTATTAATAGAAGTAATAATAGATAAAGCATTATGAGAACAGAACAAATTGAACAGAGATTACAAGACATCACAAATGAGATATGTTTCTTAGATGGTCTTAGAGATGCACACGATGATACGAATATTCATATCATTGAAGAACAAGTTGATGTATTATTACATGAGAGACGCAATTTAACATTCTTGTTAGAGAGCTGTTTTGATGAACTTATTGGACTATGATCTTTATATATATCATTACATCATACTTAGTTATGCTAGGTGTGTTCATAGAGACTTATGATAGATTAGATGATGTGAAGGCTTATGCTTTCGCATCATTTATATTTAGTCCAATCATATTACCAATTCTTATTGGTATGATATTAGGTAAGAAATAATATGACAGCAGTTGAGTGGTTACACGAAAAACTAGCAACTTCTCAATTAGAAGATATGCAGACAAATATAAATCTATGGTTTCTACAAGCTAAACAAATAGAAAAGGAACAAGGTTATAGTGAGGAAGATTTAAAAGATGCTTTCCAAAGTGGTTTCACTAATGGTTTTAATATCAATAGTGTAACATTTGATGAATGGTTCAAACAATTTAAAACTAAACAACAATGAAAAAAGATGTAAAGACAATAGATCAACTATTGAATGAGTTAAAAACAATTAGAGCTGATGTACATGATTTTCATGTACAAACAGAAAGACTAATGAAGACTAAAGACATGATAATAGAACTGTTAGAAAGACAGAAAGCTATATATAAGCGTGATTTAAACATAATGTTTTGGATATGTGCTATATTAGCTACATCAGCAATAGGCATGTATATGAGTATAATTTTAACTAATCCATAAAATGAGACCTAGAATTAGCAAGGGAACATTAGTTGGTTCAACTAATACCTACAGACATACATTGTCTAAGAGACTAATAGTGGAAGTTATATACACATTCAAGAGAGGTGTGATAAGACATAAGACAATTGATGTAAGAAATACACTTAATCAATAAATAATTTATTACATTTGCAATGTATAACCAATAAAATTAAAAATTATGTTTAAAAATCCGTTTTCTTTTGAAGGACGTATTAGAAGGTCTGAGTATGGGATAAGTGTTATCATTTATTCTATTTGTTATGGTTTAATCAGTGCAATTGCTATAGCAGGTGCTGAAGCTATTTTTCTAGCATTTATTCCATTATTTTGGTTTCTTATTGCACAAGCTGCAAAGAGATGCCATGATAGAGGTAATAGTGGTTGGTGGCAGCTAATTCCTTTTTATGGTTTATGGTTATTATTTGGTGATGGTGAGCTTGGAGCCAATGAGTATGGTGAAAATCCTAAAGGATTATAATAACACATTGTTATTAGGTTACAGAGGAGTATTTAGAAAGGTTTGAATCCTTTCCTGAAAAATAGCTAAGCTGTGTAAAGCGTCAGAACTTATAATCTGTTAGAAGCTAAGTCAGGTGAATTGGTTCGGTAGTTTACTACAAGTGGGTTCAACTCCCACCCTGACTACAAAAAAATCGTACACTATAGTTTCTCGTTTAGAATGCAACTATAATGTGTAAATATGAATAGGCCATTCATAGTAGGTTAAGCGATATCCTACATATTTGGGGGTGACATGGAATTGATTGCACATGTTACTTATTAATGTTCAGCCCAGAGAGATAACTGGCTAAAACTAAGGTGAATCATTTTAAATGGAAACACAAACGAGAATGCCCAAGTACGAGCTAATATGACTGTTGTTCACAACATCCTTAATGGAGAAGTTTCTGCTTCAAGAGAAGTAGAGTTAGCTGTGGCTGCCTAACCAAAGACTAGGTGATTGAGTCAAACACTGGCTGACTATAAAAATTGCCATAGAAGACTTGTATGTTACTTTAAAAACATTCTGGTGGATGTCTTCTTAACAGTTGACCCTTTCTAACGTAAAGAGTTTAAACAAACGTAAAGCTGTATAAAACATTGATAATGAAGTGTGTAAGACAGGAGTTCGACTCTCCTCACCTCCACTTCCACAAAAATAACTGAGCACTTCCATTGTTATTCCAAATGTATTTATTATATTTGTATTATTAAATTAATACAATTATGGATAAGTATAAAAGAAAACAAGAAGAAGTGCAATGTTGTTATTGTAAAACAATCTTTAAGAAAGATGTATCTGAGATAAAGAGAAGTTTAAAAGTAGGTAGACTACATTATTGTTCAATGAAATGCTCAAAGAGTATTCCTTCTAACATAGAACATTTGAACAAAGTTAATCCTAGAGATACTACTCATCTTATTGCTCATAATAGAAGAGATGAGTTTAGTGACTTTAGAGAGCATCTAAGAAGAGCTAGTAGAAGAAACAAGTCTTTTGACTTATCTTTACAAGATTTAAAAGATCAGTGGGATAAACAAAAAGGTTTGTGTGTGTATTCTAAGGTTCAACTTATACATCCTACACCAGGATCTAATTCTCATTTATACACAGCAAGTGTAGATAGAATAGATTCTTCATTAGGATATGTAAAAGGTAATGTGCAGTTTATAAGCATTGCTATGAATCATATGAAAGCAAATATGTCTGATGAAGATATGTTTAAGTTATTAGCAATATTAAAGATAGCAGTTACTTGACGCAAATAGTACAGTAACAGACATTGGGTAGTTTGCATACCACGAATGTTAAGTCCTTTCTACGCAAAGAAGGTGTTGAGTACTTACGGAAGGATGAAAGAGTTCCAACCTCAACAACTGACATCTCCCAAGGGAGAAAGTCCTATTAAAGCCTCTGTAACAAGAGGCTT